GCCGCGTCCGACAGGTCGGAGATGCCGGCGCCCGCATTCTGGGCCGCGGCAGTTGCTCGGCTGAGCGAAGGCGGCAGGTTGAGGAGAGGCTTGTCGCCATTGGCTGAAGCCGTTTGGCGGGCCTGACCTGTCAGTTTCTCGACGAGTGACTTCGCGAACTCCGGATCCTTGGTCAGCCGCTCCTCAAGAGTGCGGGTGAAGAAGGCATCCGGATCATTTCCGACGCGCTGCTGCACCTGAACGCTGCGATGCCAATCCACGAGAGACTTCGCCTGGTTCAGCGGGTGGCTGTTCATGATGTTGGTGTATGCAGCGCCAAACGCAGCCCGGTCCTGCTGCTTCAGCTGTGCAAGCGCCTGAAAGGCCTCGTCATAGGCTTTGGCGCCCTCTGGCGTGGCCTTGGCGAGTGCTTCTCCGACAGCCCCCATGATCACGCTGTCCCGCTGCCCAAAGAAGGCTTCGGGGTTCTCGAAAAGCGAGTTGAGAGGGTCGGGTTGCTCTTGCTGCTGAGCCGGCGGCTGCGGCTGTCGCCCCTGAGACATCACCTGCCGGAGCATGGCGGCTGTCTCGTTTGCGCGGCGCTCTGCCTCTTCAGCGCGGCGGATCGCCTCATCACGAGCGCGGGTAACTTCCCCGAAGCGCTTGCCGGGCACCGGCTGCTCGCCGTTGTCCTGCTGTGGCTCACTCGGGTCGGTTGCCTGCTCCTGCGAGGGCTCACCACCTTCTGGCGTTGCCGATGCGTACCTGCCGTGCGCGTCGCGCTGCCGGCCCGTCTCAGCTTCTGCCTGTGGCTGTTCAGCCGCCGGCTGTTCGGCCGGCTTGTCGTCGGGAAGAGCGTTCTCGAAAAGCTCCTTGTCGTCGAAACCTGACATGATTAGTCCTTCCTGCCGTATCGTGGCTGGTTACGAGATCGCCCCGTGTCGCGGTGGCGGTGCGGAAAGGGCGATAAGGCTGCCCGAGCCATGCCGTTACGTGGTCATCAACGGCGCCGTGTCGCGGTCGCCTACGATTTCATTCGGAAGCAGCGCGCTCCCGCGCCTGCTCCGCTTGCAGTTCCCCGCGCTGGATGGCGACGGCGTTCTGAACAACGCCCTTGTCGCGTTGCAGCTGGATTTGGGCGGCAGCTTTGACGCGCTCGATTTCCATTTGCTGCGCGGCCTTCTGCGCATCCAATTCCATGTCGACCGCGGCGCTTTCCCGCTTCATCTGGATGTCTGCGGCGTTCGCCTCGCGCTTCAGCATGATATCGGCCTGCGCCCGCTCGATCTGGAGCTGTGCGTCCTTCTGCTTGGCCTGCATCTCGGCTTGAAGCTTCATCATTTCGGGGTTCGGCTGTTGAGCCTGGGCCTGACGCGCCTGGTCGAGGATCGCCAAAGCCTCCTTCTTGACGCTTGCACTGAGCGGGGAGAGCTTGATCTTCAGCTCCGGCGGCGCCCCGTCACCAAGCGCATTCAAGGTGTCCAGGTTGTCCTGGGCCATGGTGATCGTGTCTGGCCCCTCATCCATGATGATATCGACATCGAGGCTGCCGAGGGCGTTAACGATGGCCGGGAATCCGGTTCTGGGGTCGGTGCCCAAGCCATTGACCTGGACGTACTGCGCCAGGCCTTCGTCGTCGGTGACGCGAATCCAACGCTCCGCTTTCCAGTGCTGCTGAGCCGCACTGAGAAGCGCGCGGTAGACCCGCAGTTTCCAGCCCTTATAGACGAGCATGTAGGGGCCGAGCTGTGATAGCCCCGCCTGCTGAAGGATTTGCAAGGCGCGGCCAGATTGATCCTGACCAGCCTCTCCAAGAAGAGCAGGGTTCGGGCCATAGGCTCGCAGCCACTGCATGCCGAACTCAAGAATTTTGGTCCATCCGGCCAAATCGACAGCTTGGTCTTCCGTCCGGATGTCCTGCGTCAGGTCACCCGACACGCTCTCGACCACGACAACGCCGTCTGGCTTGGCCCACTCGCGTCGGGTCTTCTCGACGTCCTTGACCGCACCCTCGCGCATGATGATGCGTTGGCTCGCGGCGATATGGCGGATCTTCGATTGGTTCGCGTTGATGCTGTCCTGAGGAGACCGCAGGTTGCGGACAAACCCGTAGCGGTCGCCATCCTGATCGATCGCAGCCGAGTACATGATGTACTTGCAGGCCGGCCGGCCCTTCTCATCCCGAAGGTAGCTTTTCCCTTCCATGAGGATCTGCGAGCCGGTGAAAATGGCCCAGCACCATTCGCCTTTGTGCTTGTACCAGCAATCGACAACGCGAATGCGCTGCCCTCCTTCCTGGGAAGCGGCAAACCATTTGTTGTCGCGGTCGCTGTCCGAAGAGAGCTCGTCTCCGCCCGTGCCAATGATCTCGACCCCTTCCGGGGCCAGGTCCACGACATCCTCTTCCAGCATCCACTTCCCGTAGCCCATGTAACGGGCATCGGAGAAATCAGACTTGAATGACCGCGGGTCGTAGAAGAACGAATCCGGGTCAACATTGTCGAAGCCGATTTCCGGGTCGCCGGTGTCGCCCTGCTCGAGAATGATCTCGATGCCAGCGAGGCCGTCAATAGCCCCATCCAAGGCAGCAAAAGGCGACTTCGCTGACCACTCCTGTTGGTCAAGGATGTAGCGCACCGCAGCGGTGGCCAGCTCTGCGCCCTCCTCGTGCTTGGGCGTGCGAGCATAACCCTTGGGGTCCTGCCTTAGCCGCTCGATAATCCCGACGATCCCGTTGATCTTCGGGGAGATCTCATTGAAGGTCAGCACCGGCTGCTTGCGACGGCGAAACTCTGCCTGCTGCGCAGCCGTCCACTGAGAGCCATGGTAGTAGCGCCTGGCGTCCTTCTGCTCGCTGATCTCGTCACGCTTCTCTTCGAGATAGCTCGTGTAAGCGCGCTTGAGCCGTTGGAGAGACCAATAGCCGTCCGTCCGCGTGACGATTGGCGCGCGACGAGGCGCATCCCCCATCACGAAATCGGCGGTCATCTCTGGCATCAGACGGTCATCCATTCATCACTCGACGACGAGTCATCTCCGGCGCCGCGGTAGTCGCTGGCCAGCTTCCGGGGCTCGTCCGTCTTCGGCTTCTGGCCGTTCAGCATCCTGTCGAGCAGCTGACCCACTAGCCCCAGAGCATCGACCTGGTCGTCATGGACGCCGGCCGGAAAGCGCAGGCACTCGCTGATCAGATCGCTCCTGAATGGCGCGTCAGCGGCGATGTAGAGGCCATCCAGGGCCATGCGCCCGCGGATTGATTGAGCCCGTACTGCCTTGTCTCCGCGCGTCGGGAACTGCTCGCGATAGCAATAGGCTTTCCGCTCTCGTGCGCGCTTCTCAAGGAACGGCCCGACGCCCGCTTTGATCTGGCCTGTCTCCTCGGCCCACCCCATGGGCTTCCACTTCAGGACGAGATCGCACCAGGCCTCTACCCAGACATCGGACGCCGCCTGCTGGCGCCAGACATCGAGGAGCCACATGCGCCCATCAGGGTCGATACCGACGACGACGTGAACCGTGAAGTCGCCGCCGTCAGCCGTGACCGCATAGTCGGACGCGCCGTAGATGCGCATCTGATCCTTTGGCGGCAGCGTGCCAGCCCTGAACCACTCCGTCTTGAAGTAGTCGCCTTCGTCCGGTGTTGGTGCCTGCTGATAAAGCGCGGACCAGTCCCGCGGCGGGAGCGCTCGCTTGATCCTCTCCAGCGCCTCGAGGTCGTATTGTTCAGGCCAGAGCGCTTTGCCGGCCTTGTCGATCGCTGGCAGGTCTAGAACGACCCAGCCCTCGTGTTTGTGCTCGGTCTGGAGCCAGCCCGACAGATCGTCTTCATGCCAACGTGTTTGGATCAGCACGACCCGGCCGCCTGGCATCAGGCGGGTGTAGGCCGTCGACGTGTACCAGTCCTTCGTCTTCTTCCGGATGACCTCGGATTCCGCGTCCTCGCGGTTCTTCACCGGGTCGTCGATCAGCAGAAGATGAGCGCCGCGGCCAGTGAGTGGTCCGCCTACACCGACTGCGTAGAAGGCGCCGCGCTGGTTCGTCGCGTGCTCGATGCCGCCGGCTGCCTCCTGAATGTGGAAGCGCTTGGCGCTCTTGCTGTCGTCAGCCAGCCCCACGCCGGGGAAAATGGCCTTGAACCCGAAATCCTCGATCTGGTTCTTGACCTTGCGCCCGAAATCGTCAGCCAGGTCTTGCGCGTATGTGGCCGTGACAACGTAGTGGTCTGGGTTCCTGCCGAGATACCAAGCCGGGAAGAACTCGCTCGCCAGCATGCTCTTGCCATGCCGAGGCGGCATTGTGATCATCAGGCGGGTGATTTCTCCCCGCTCGACTGCCTCCAGATGCCTTGCGATCAACCTGTGATGCGGCGCGTCACGATAGCCGGGCCACTGGTACGCCGCGTACGCAATGAGGCGAGAGAAGGCGTAATCTTCAGCTGTCGGCGCGAGTTGCAGCTGCGACCGCGGCATCACGCTGTTCCTTGGTCTGCGTGGTCACATCAAGGCCGCCTGAGAGCGTAGTGGCGGAGAGATCAGGCAGAACCTTGCCAAGCAGCTTCGTTGCCGCAGTGACTTGCGACGCATCCATAATCGGCTTGTCGGAAAGGGCGTGCTTTGTCAGGCGGTTGATGAGCTGACTTGCCTGGATCTTTTCGCGCACCGCATCGGGGTGCCAGAGCTGCTTACGGGCGGCCATCTTTCGCCTTGTCCAACTCTCGCTGCGTGGTGAAGCCGAGGATGATCGTGAACTCCTGGCCCTTCGTAGCGTCGTGCTGCTGGAGCTTGGGGTAGCTGTCCGATGTGAAGACGTGGAAGCCGACGATCTCTTCGCCTTTGCGGCCTGCCTGCTGATGAAGGGATGCCTTGGCGTTCTCAACCTTGTCGGTGTCGCAGGTGGCGTATTCGTATTTTGCCATGGCCTGCTCCTGAAACGAAGAACCCCGCCGGCTAGGGCGGGGCTGAACTAGTTCCATTTTGGAACTAGTTGAATTTCATGCGGGCCGGGCGCTACTCCGGCTGTGGCAAGGCGTTGGTACGCCCGCGCTTGCAGCATTCGTCAGGAATCTCGCGTAGGCTTTCGCCCCCGGCTTCGGACGGCGCTATGGCTACCTGACCGTCCACCCTTGGGAAGGCTGGCCACCCAGCCCGCTGCTTTGTCCTCTCAGCGTGTCTGCTTTCCACGCCGCCGCATGAAGTGAATCGCCCGGTCTAAGCGGCTCTAGAAGCCTCTGCTGAGTTGCGAGCACAGCATCTCAAGGCGCGGGCGAACTCTGAAACCTGTACGCTGGGCGAATGAGCCCATGTTCATGATCGGCATACCGTTTCGGGGGCGAAACGTCAAGAGCCCTCGCAGGCCTGGCGATACTTTTCCCACTGAGCATTCATCCGCTTCTGCTCTGCGGCCGCCCATCGGTAATAGTCGATCTCGATCCTCTTGCCGGCCGACAGACAAACGTGCAGCGTACCAAAAACCGGCTTGTCTCGCACGAGCTTGCGGCAGTATCGACACCTGTGACGTTCCATCACGCAATCCTCAGCCTGTTCGCGATGACATTGAGCGCGCAGCGGAAGGCGCCCATAGCTGCGTCTCCCTCGATCTCCTTGTCCATAACACAGACCCGAGTGAGGATGGCTGTGCCCTCGTAGAGCATGCCACTGTCAGCAAGCGCGTCCTCCATCTCGGAATAGGCTGACCGGACAGAGGCGATGGTCTCATCGTCAGGATCTGCGCCTGATCCAGTCGAGAACGTGCCGACCATGTTGGCGGCGATGCTGGGAAAGCGCGGCAGGCTGCTGGTGACGATCGACATGTGGCGCACGGTGCGCTTGGTGAAGACCTCTGCGGCTTCGAACTGGCGCTGATCGATCATCCCGCCTAGCAGCATGCGGCCATAGGCGAATCCGGCCAGGTGCGAGCGTTCGCCGCGACGGTGGGGCTGGGCAAGGACGGTGGCGACGATCTTGTCAGGCCTCTCACCTCGGTCAGCATTGACGATGCGCCCGTTGCCATAGCGGCGGACGTTCTCGCGGCGACGTGGTCCGGCTTTGGCCATTATGCCTTCTCCTTGGGTGTGGGCGGTGGAGGGAGGGGCGCGGGCATCCAGTGGGTGGGGCAATCTGGGTGGCCGGGCTCGTATTCGAACTCAAAGACGCCGTGAGCTGTCCCCAGCCAGAGCCATTCTCCATCCCAGAAGCCGAGGCCGAATTTCTCGTCGCGGTCACCATCGAATGTGTGCTCAACGCCATTCTGATCGTGCCAGCGACACAAGGCGCTGTAGTAGAGCACCGTCATCGGCCGATCTGGCTCCTCGGTGATCGGCCTCCACCCTGTCTCGTCCGTCATGGGGTTGTGTCCTTGAATTCCCTGATCCGCTCTGCAATTTCTTCGAACTCAGCCGGCGCGATTTCACCTCTCATGAATTTTTTCGTGTCGAGAGGGCCGTCATCCATCATGCGCGCCGCCTCCTCCAGCTTCTCGTTGCAGGCTTCTCGGATGGCTTGGGCGATAAGAGGCTTGGCGAGCATGGCGCGCTGGACGTACCGATCGCGATCAGCTTTCGGCATCTCCACCCAGCCGCGCTTATCGAACGCAGCCTCAGCTCGCGCCAGCGCTGCGCAGATGCCCTCAGCCTTGTCCTCATGGGATAGGGTCATGGGCGGATACCCTCGACCCACGCAACCAGGATTGCGGTTACGCCTGCGACGATGAACGCA